TGATCGGCACTCTCTATTTCGAGGAAGTCCGCCGCCACGCCGCAACCGACGCCGCGCACGTCTATGGCGGGCTGATGGCAACCCTGACCGCATGGGCGGAAGAGCAGGGCGTCCCATACCAGGGCGTCCCGGTTGGCACCATCAAGAGGCACATCACCGGCAAGGGAAACGCCGACAAGCAGGCGGTCATCGCCGCTGTCAGGGCGCGTGGATATCAGCCGACAGACGACAACGAGGCCGACGCCATTGCGCTGCGGCTGTGGGCTACGGAAACCAACGCCAAATAGCATCAATCGAAGGGGGAATGAATGCTGACGGACCAAGAAAAACAGATCGTCGCAAGTTTCAAACCGTGGGTTAAGGCGTTCAAGCGCCGCAATTACGACAAGTGTGGCGCCATTGAAAAAGCCTGGCACGACGAGGCATGGCGCCTGGAACTCAGCGAGAAACACAGGGCCAACGGGATAGCCGCGGCAGCAAAAAATCCATGGTTCAAAAGCGGGCCGCGCCAGCGTGCTGGTGACCGTCTCTGAAATCGAAGGGGGAACACATGAGGGACTTCACGCCAGCCGAGCTTGAAACCGTCAAGCGCATGGCCGCGACGGGCGCCACGCTCGCCCAGACGCGCCGGGCCATCAAGATCGCACCGAGCAACTTTGCCGAGAACATCAAGGCGCTGGGGCTGACGTTCGCGCCGCCGCTGCCTCCTGGGCCGAATCTGCGCCGGGAATGGACCGCCGCCGAGATTGCGTTGATCGAGCGCGAGGCCAACGCCGGCAGCAGCGCGGAACAGACGCGCCGGCAGATCGGCTGCGGCTTCGAGCAGCTCATGCGGATGGCAAAGGAGCGAGGGATCACGTTCAAGCCCGGACGCAACGCGAGCACCCAGCTCCTTGTGCTGACGCCGGAACAGGACGTTCAGTTGCGCCGGTTGGTCGAGGATGGCGAGCGGCGAATCTGCATTGCCAAGGTCTTTGGCGTGTCGATCTCGACCATTCACCGGCTGTGCAAGGATCGCGGCATCAGCGTCAAGGAGCAGATGTCGAAGCGGGCAACCAACGTCACGCAGTCGCGCCGTGTCCGCTCGCCCGGCAAGGCCGAGGCCAAGTGGCGCAACCCGATGAAGGATCTCGGCACATGGCGCCCGGCGTCTGACATGACCTCGCTAGACGCCGCCGTTACTCGGCTGCGGACGCGCTATTGCCCGGTGCACGCCGAGGAGACCGCCCGCAAGCGGTTCGAGACGCCGAAGGCATACGGCCCGGAGACGATGTTCCGCGTCGGCTCGCTGCGGGATGTGCCGGCGGCGGTCGTGCTGGAGATGGCGGGGGCGGTATGACGCAGCCCGTCGTCATAGGCGACTGCACGCTGTATCAGGGCGACTGCCTCGACATTCTGCCGACGCTTGGCAAGGTGGATGCTGTCGTGACGGACCCGCCTTACAACTTCAGCACATCTAGTGCTGGTGGAAAGATGCACCCATGGGGTGACGCGGTAAATTCTTCCTTTTGGTTCTCGGCGGTGTTTCGCGCTTTTCAGGACGCCATTGGTCCAGCGCGACCGGGCATCATCTGGCAGTTCCTGAACTGGAAGACGTTTATTCCGCTGCAAAAGGCCGTCTGGGATGCCGGGCTGAAGTTCGACAGCCTGCTTGTCTGGGACAAGGAATGGATTGGCCCCGGCGGCAATGTCGGCCTGCGTCCGTCATACGAGTTGGTTGCCCTGATTTCGATGAATGATGCGTCGTTACCTAATCGTGGACTGCCGGACATTTGGCGGTCGCAGTGGGCATCTCAACGACCGACAGGCCACCCCGCAGAGAAGCCGCTTGATCTGATTGAACGGTTGGTCATGGAGACGCCCGGCAAGACCATTCTTGACCCGTTTATGGGGAGCGGAACGACAGCCTGCGCGGCCATCCGTCAGCGTCGGAAGTTCGTGGGCGTGGAGATAGACCCGAACTGGTTTGATGTCGCCTGCCGCCGCATCGAGGCTGCCTACAAGCAGGGCGACATGTTCCGCGAGCCGCCGCCCAAGTTCAAGCAGGAGGCGATGCTGTGACGCAGGAGTATTGCCCGCGCATCGACGGCGCCCGCAGCTACGAGGTCGCCCTGGAAGCCGCACGCGCCGACTACCTCGCCAACCGCCGAGAGGGCGAGACGGCAAGGCAGTACGTCGAGCGGCGCAAGGCCGAGAGGGGGCGGGGATCATGCGAGTCCTGATAGCCTGCGAATTTTCCGGCACTGTGCGCCGCGCTTTTGCTGCCCGAGGCCATGATGCGTGGTCTTGCGATCTGCTGCCCGCCGAGGACCGCACAAACCGGCACATCGTCGGTGATGTCCGTGATTATTTGAACGATGGCTGGGATCTGCTGGTTGCCCACCCGCCGTGCACCCGGTTGTGCAACAGCGGCGTGCGCTGGCTTTCGGTGCCACCGCCGGGTCGAACGCTGGACGACATGTGGCGCGAACTGGACGAGGGCGCTGATTTGTTCTCGGCCTGCTGGAACGCTCCCATAGAGCGGATCGCTGTCGAGAACCCGGTGATGCACAAGCACGCCAAGGCGCGCATCCTGAACTATCGGGAGTTCGCGCAAAGCATTCAGCCGTGGCAGTTCGGCCACCCTGAGACAAAGCGCACATGTCTCTGGCTGAAGAATCTGCCGGTGTTGGCCCCCACCAACATTGTTGATGGCCGCGAAGCGCGTGTGCATCGCATGTCGCCCGGCCCAGACCGCTGGCGCGAACGATCACGGTTTTTCACCGGCATTGCCGAGGCCATGGCCGACCAGTGGGGGCGAGTAGCATGAGAATGTCCGAGGTCCGGTCAGCCGCGCTTCAGTTGACCCGCGCCGGAATGCGCGTCCAGAGCGATCCTCCGGCCCACCAGCAGCATTGGACGCCCGCAACGGTGTTCCTGCTCGGCGGGCGCAAGGTCGGCGCTCTGGAGGTCATCAGGGCCGCCGGCAGGCCCGCTACCAGGATGGAGGCACACAAGCAGGCCGGGGCGCCGCGGTGCCGTTCATGTGGCGCGCTGCTGAAGTACAAGGACCAGTGCCCGTTGCCGCGTTGCGAAAAGAGGACGGAGCGGCCCGATGGCTGAGGCGCCCATAGAGGCCATTAGCCCCCCGCATGCGGTTGAGGCAGAGCAGACCATCCTCGGCGCGTGCATGGCCCGCCCGTCAACCGTCGCCGAGTTCGGTGCCATGCTGACGCCGGATATGTTCTACGACCCGCTGCACGCCGACATCTACCAGGCCATTCTCGACCGCTGGCAGGCCGGCGAGCCGTTCTCGCCCGAATTTATCATGCGGGACATGCGCCATGACGCACGGTTCGCGGACAAGCACGGCATCGACCTGAAATACATCTCGCGCCTGCGCCAGCAGCTATTCATGACGCCGTTCCCCGATGCCGCGCCGCTTGCCGGGCTGGTGATCGAGATGGCTGCGCGCCGTTCGCTGCTTTCCATTCTCGAGGAGAGCAAGTGGGATCTGGAGATGAACCCGGCGATGACCGCGCAGGAAGCCATCGACCGTCTCGCCGCGCAGCAACTCGGCGCCATGGAAGGCTTCGTCGGTGCGGTCAAGCGCGAGGCCAGCGCCAAGGTTGCCATGTTGGAATACATGTCGTCGGGCGGCACGCCGCTGGTCAGCACATCTCTGTCCACGCTTGATGCCGTTCTGTCGGGCTTCGGGCAGGGAGAGAGCATCATCCTCGGTGGTCGCCCGTCCATGGGCAAGACGGCGCTGGGCCTTGCCGTTGCTCTCCAGGCGGCGCGCAGAGGCGAGCCTGTCGTGTTCTACAGCTACGAGATGAGCCTGGTGGAGATCACGGCCCGCTGCGTCTCCATGCTGCTGGCCGAGCGCGGCATCCGCGTGCCCTACACGGTTATTCGCGGCAAGCGCGACAAGCTGCACGAAATGGAGAAGGTCAAGGACGCGCTCGACATCCTCGACGGGTTGCCGCTGATCATTGTCATCGCCAACGGCATGACCATCGACACCCTGCGCGCCGATGTGCTGCGGCAGAAGACCAAACTGGCGCTGACCGGCAAGCGTCTCACCTTGGCCGTCATCGACTATCTGGGCTTGATCCGGGCGCCTGAGAAGATCCGCGAGCGCATCCAGCAGATCGGCTACATCAGCCGGTCAATCAAGGACATGGCCAAGCACGCCGGCATCCCGGTGCTGACCCTGGCGCAGCTCAACCGCGCACTCGAAGGCCGGCAGGACAAGCGTCCGCAGCTTTCCGATCTGCGCGAATCCGGCGACATCGAGCAGGACGCCGATACGGTCATGTTCATCCACCGGGAGAGCTATTACCTGGCGCGAGATGCCGGCAAGGCATCCAACGCCGGCCACCAGATGACCGTCGAAACATCAATGGGTGACGCCGAGGTCATCGTCAGCAAGAACCGCCACGGCCCCGTCAAGGTGGTCAAGGTCGGCGTGGATCTGCCGGTGAACAGGTTTTTCGATCTGCATGAAGAGGGGGCGACATACTGATGGCCGAGAAGAACATGCCCGCCATGCCGTGGTTCGTGAAGGACTACCTGATCGACACCATGCACCTGACGACGGAGCAGCATGGAGCGTATTTGCTGCTGCTTGGGACAGCCTGGGCGCAGGGTGGAAGCCTGCCAGACAGTGACCATCAGCTCGCCAGCATCGCCCGACTGACGCTCGATTCATGGGTGGCGATGAAGCCTGTCGTGATGGATTTCTGGACGCTGCGAAATGGTCGCTGGTCGCAGAAGCGTTTGAACAAGGAACTGGACTACGTAACGGCAAAAAGAGACGCCAGAAGGGCAGCCGGCCAGAAGGGTGGAAAGGTAAGCCACGGAAAAACAAGGGAAATTGGCTTAAGCAATGCTCAAGCAAAACACCAAGCAAAATCCAAGCAAACGACAAGCAATGCTCAAGCACCCACACCCACACTTACACCCACACTTAAAGAACCCCCAAACCCCCATTCGGAAGTGCCAGCGGAGACGCTGCATGGTGGTGGTTTTTTGGAAGTGGAAGGGACCACCGAGCCTGATCCAACCGTGCCCGGCCCAGACGAGGATCTGAGCCTTGGTGATCTGCCCGAGTACAAGCCCGCCGAACGGTGGACCCTGCTAGGCCCCGAGCTGCTGGAGATCACCCGGCTGGACGAAAAGCCGCGTCCGGTGACCTACGGCATAGTCAGGCAATGGCTGGCCGACTGGACCGAGGCCGACATCCTCGCCGCCGTGCAGGATGTGGTGGACGGCGAGAACTACGACCCGCACGCCATCAGCAACCTGAAATACTTCGAGCCGGCCATCCGCCGCCGCGTCGATCAGCGCAACGCCGAACTCAACGCCGAGATCGCCGACCGCTGCGCCCTGATCAGCGACACCGTCTGGCGCAAGATCGTCGCCAAGTGGCGAGCCGGCGAATACGAGTGGGATGCCAGCTACCACGGGCCGGCGCCAGACCAGCGTGGTTTCAACGGGCCAAGCGACGTTGCGGGACCACGCGACATAGCGCCAGGACCAGCACCGCGCCGACAGTCCAACGTAACATCGTTTCCCGACGCAGCAGCGAGGCAAGCATGACCCACCGCACCGCCACACAAACCACACCTAAAAAGTGTTGATCAGGAGGACCGCATGCACTTCGAATCCGACACACCGCCAGAAACCCCGACGCGCCGGCAGCGGCTTGAGGCTGCGATCCGGGTTGCCGTCTGGAATATCGCCAACACGCCCGATGAGTGGGAGGCCAACCTGCTGGACGCCATCGAGCGGTTCATGGACGACTGGAACCGCGAACAGATCACGCAACACGCGGAAGTGGACGGGTGGATGCTGTCCGTCCGCAACGCGCTGCTGAAGAGGCTTGGATGTTGATTGCTGTTGATTGGAGGTTGAACGCGATGACCTACGACGACACCGTGCGCGCCAGGCTCAAGGTCGAGCGCCAGCAAGCCTACGAGGAGAAGATCACGCGCCGGGTTGGCGGCACGCCAGAGACGCTCGCCAAGGCCAGTGTGACCAAGCACGCCAGCGAGATGCTGCTGGATCGTGGCGTGATCGACGGCGGGCAGTTTGCCAGCTTGCAGGCTATCGAGGCGGGTTTCAGGTTGGTGACGGAACCCGTGACGCCCAAGCTGTCCTCCCTGATGCGGAGTGACCCTGGCGAGCGCGGAGAGGGGCACTGGGAGCGCAGATGCGTGTTGCGCTACCGGGAGTGGGCGGCTGATCTGGTCCAGGCCCACAGGCTCCCCTGTCAGCGTGTGTGCCTGCATGTCGCGGTGGACGGGCTGACCATCTCGGCCATCGCGGATCGGATGAACCACCGGGACGCGCTGATCCGGTTGTGGCTGATCGACGGGCTGGACGCCTATCACGCGGTCAAGCGGAGAGTGCGTTGACAGCGGGAGGTGAGAATGGCATGATGCTGCTAATGGCGCTTTCTGCGCCCCTCAAAGGCTCGTCCGGGATATGAAAATGGCCGACAGGCCGACGCTTCCAGACACTGAGATCGAGATTACCGCTGAGATGATCGAGGCGGGTGTGGCTGAGTTGTGCTCAACCAACGATGAGTTTGATTTGCCCGAGGATCGAGTGCGTTTGATTTATGAGGCAATGAGGTCTCGCAGCCTTCCCCATTGCGGGTCTGCGCTTCCTTGACCGGGATGAACTTCCCGGTGCCTGCGTTGCGTCCGATCTTCATGATGATACCTCATGGTTCGGTTGCGACCATCGCTCTTGAACGGCGGGAATCCACGCTGTACGGTTCGTTTGTGAGACGGAGGCCGTAGCAGGTCTCTACCCGTCGCACCCGGAGCGATGGACTATCTCGCCGGGTTCGCGGGAAACGAAAGAGGGGACACACCATCGCCATGGTGCTGTCCCCTCTCTCTTTCTCGACATAGTTCCCAAAGGCTCGCCTCGGCGGGCCTTTTTTGCGTTCGGAGTCTACATGCCCGTAGGTGCGACACCCAACTGGGTTCCGACACAAGAATACACCGTAACCAGCTTGGCGCCGGAGGGCACGGGCACGTTGCGGACCATCCTGCACAGCATGCCGAACAGCAACCCCGGCGCGATCATCAAGTTCGCCGTGGGCGGTATCATCGACTGGAGCTACAAGCCTGACGGCTCCAACATGCAGGGCGCGACCAAGATCACCGATCCGGGGATCATCATCGCCGGGGAGACCGCGCCGTCGCCGGTGAGCATCACCGGCGGCAAGCTGACCATCGAGCGCGGCAACGTCGAGGTGCGGCATCTGCGGCTGCTGCCAGGCGACCGTGCGACCGGGCCAGCAAAGAACGACCGCGATTGCATCACCATCGGCTCGCAGGGTGCCGCCCCCATCGAGAACGTGGTCCTGCGGAACCTGACGCTGGCGTGGGCTGTGGACGGTTTGCTGGATTTCTGGCACAAGCCCAGTTACCCGGTGCGCGGCGTGACTGTCGAGGAGTGCATCCTCGCCGAGTGCCTGAAGGCTGCCGGGCATCCCGAGGGCGACCACTCGACCGGATTGTTGCTGGGCGTCAACTCCAAGGACATCCTGTTCTACCGCTGCCTGCTGGCCAGCAACTCTTACCGCTCGCCGGCCATCCACTACGGCGTGACCGGCGCGTTCGTGAATTGCGTCACGCTGAACAACAACAAGACCTACGAGTTCTATTCCTCGACCGAGCCGCAGTCGCCTAGCCATTGGGCATTTATCGGATGCGAGACGGTCATCGGCAACGACAAGCAGAACAGCGCGTTCTCAGCCAAGGAGAGCAGCGCGATTGCCGGTTCGTCGATCTACTATCAGGACTGCGGCGATGTCATCCCGCCCGCGCTGCTTGCTGCAAAGCCATGGCTGGCAAACATCGGGTCGGCCTATCCGCAGCACGCGCTGGTGGTGCCAGGCATCAACGTCGAGCTGCCGCCTGGGCTGGCCGTGGAGCCGTGTTCCGGCCTGCGGGCGTCGTTGGCCCGCACGGTCGGACCATGGCAGCGCACCGCGCTGGAGGCGCGCCTGGTGGCTGAGATGCTCGACCCGGCGCTGGCGAACATCAAGGCCAACATGGCGGCGTGTCCTGAAGCGGCAGCGTTCGGGTTTTAAACGATGGCGGCTTACGCATCCGCAGCATCCGGTGGCGGCACTTCCGGTACTGGCAACCGCACTGCTGCCATAACCCCGGCAGTTGGCGATCTTCTCGTAGTCGCCTACAACGCGAGCACAAACACAAATACCTCCGCCACGGTCAGCGACGACCAGGGCGGCACCTATACTCAGGTCAATACCGCTCTTTGGGACACATCGGCAGACATCGGCGCGGTTTACGTGCGAGACCAGCTTGTATCGAGCGCGGTGCTGCATACGATCACGACGGCGACCGGGTCCAACACCGCCACCTCGATTGGTATTATTGCCGTTTCGGGCATGGCCAAAACGGGGGCAACTGCGGTACGGCAGTCGGCGAAGGTGGAAAACGAGGCGTCGGCTACAACTCCGGCGCCGACATTTGCATCATCGGCCTTGACCGGGAACATGACAATCGGCGCCGTATTCAACGGTCGCAACGCGGCAACGATGACCGCGCCGACGAGCTGGACGGAGCGTCTCGATATCGGCCAACCGACACCGTCGACAGGCGTGGAGGTGGCGACCAGGGACAGCGGGTTTACCGGCACGACCATAACGTGGGGCAGCACCTACGGCGGCACGCTTGGTGGTTCGGCCATCATTCTTGAACTGGATGGCTCGGGCGCCGCTCTAGCCGTCAAGGACCACCACTACAGGATGATGCGTTCATGACCTGGCTGAAGCAATCAACGGCGGTAACGGTGCCTGTGGGTCCATTCGTGGATTCAACGGACGGCGTGACCGCAGAGACGGCCCTGACCATCTCGCAGGCTGACATCCGCCTGTCGAAGAACGGCGGGGCCTTCGCGCAGACCAACAACGCGACCGGCGCCACCCACATGGAAAATGGCTGGTACGGCGTGCCGCTCGATACGACCGACACCAACACCCTTGGCTCGCTGGTTGTCGCTGTGAATGAGAGCGGCGCTTGCCCGGCATGGCGGAACTTCATGGTTGTTCCCGCCAACGTGTGGGATTCCATGTTTGGTGCGGACAAGTTGCAAGTCCACGCGGATGAGATCACGGCGGGCCTGATTACCGCAGCGGCGATTGCGACGGACGCCATCGACGCGGATGCCATTGCCGACAACGCAATCAACGCAGGCGCGATTGCGACGGGCGCGATTACTGCGGCCAAGTTTGCCGCTGGCGCTATTGATGCGGCTGCCATTGCCACGGACGCGGTGGCGGAAATCCAGAGCGGGCTGGCCACCGCTGCCGCTCTGGCGACGGTGGACGGCATCGTGGATGACATCCTGGTGGACACCGGCACGACACTGCCTGCCACTCTCTCGACCATCGCGGGCTATCTCGACACGGAAATTGCTGCAATCAAGGCCAAGACCGACAACCTGCCGGCGGCTCCTGCGGCTACGGGCGACATCCCGAGCGCGGCCAGCATCGCCGCTGCGGTCCTGACCACACAGATGACGGAAAGCTACTCGACGGACGGCGCAGCCCCCACACTGGCGCAGGCGCAGTTCCTGACCATGCAGCGGCTGTACGACTTCGCCATCAGCGGCACAACCATCACCGTCAAGAGGATTGACGGCAGCACGACAGCGGCGACCATCACGATTGACAGCGCCACCACGCCCACCAGCTCGGCCCGCGCCACATGACGGCGATAGCAACGCTGGGTTTTACGCCTGGCTCCATCGCCAACGTGGTCCTGCTAGGCTTTGGCGCTGTGGGTGACATCGCAACATGGACGCCTCAGTCGCCGGTCACGACGAACTGGTCAGCGCAGAACGGCGTAACGACCGACTGGACCAATCAGAACTCGCAGTCAACAACCTGGACCGCAATTCCGAGGGTGGAGTAAGCCATGAGTCTTCAGGCCACAATCACGCCGACAGCCCTTGACCGGGACGGCATCAGCGCATCGCAGACACCAGGCGGCGCGGGCAACCTGACGATTACGGGCGCGCTTGCCTCGGGCGGCAGCGTGACGCTTACCGATCCCCAGCCGGTGTCGATCTACTCGGGGTCCAACATCGCGGCCCGTGTGTTTACGATTACCGGCACGGACAGGTACGGCGTTGCCCAGACAGGCACGGTGACGGGCGTCAATGCCAGCACGGTATCCAGCACAGCGTTTTTCAAGACCATCACTCAGATCGCGGTGGACGCGGGAACGGGTGCGGCTGTTGAGGCGGGTGTGACCGGCCTGTTGAAAACCGCATGGTTCCCTGTCAAGAACCGTTACTCCACCTTCGCCACGGGTGTTGCGGTGGACATCTCCGGTACGTGCACCTTCAGCGTGGAATACGCGATGGAGCCGCTGACCTTTACCGCTGCGGATGATGCGTTCGTCGGCTGGACTGAATCTGCCGGCAGCGCAAAGACTGCGGACACCTTCCTGCCGATTACCACCCCGATTTACGGTGTGCGCCTCAACGTGACAGCGTTCACCTCTGGCACGCTGAAACTGTACATCGTGGAGCGGGTCTGATGGGCAAGAAGAATGGCGGGCGCGGGTCGGAACCCATGGAACTGAGGAAGTGAACGCAAAAGCCGCGACCAAAAAGCGCGTTCAGTTTCTCCGGGCGCTACAGTCGGGCAGCACGGTCAGCGAGGCGGTAAAGCTGGCCGATGTTGACCGCAAGACGGTCTACCGCTGGAGGGATCAGGACGATGTGTTCCGCAAAAGCTGGGAGCGATGCATCGACCGGGGCACGACCGTTCTGGAGGACATCGCCCTTGAGCGGGCAAAGGATAAATCCGACACGCTGCTGATCTTCCTGCTGAAGTCGCGGCGTCCAGACATCTACGCAGAACGCAAGGTGGTGACGGGTGACGTTAAGCACACTCATTCCGGACAGATCGGCGTATCTCAAAGTGCTGACTGGCTTGCAGATGTGCTTAGAGACCGAGAGGAACGGCCACCTACGGAACCTGTGCACTGAGGATCTGTTCTTCCTGCTGGTCTACGGTTTGGGCCGCAAGGACGCTGACAACGACTGGTGCTTTGAGCGGTGCCGCGAGGTCCAGGAAGCGCCGAATGGTCATTTGGACCTGTGGGCGCGGGAACACTACAAGTCCACGATCATCACGTTCGCCCTGACGATACAGGACATCCTGAAAGACCCTGACATCACCGTCGGGATCTTCAGCCACACCAGGCCGATTGCGAAAGGGTTTCTACGGCAGATCAAGCGGGAGTTCGAGGCCAACGAGCTGCTGAAGGATCTGTTTCCCGATGTGCTTTACGCGAACCCGCAAAAAGACGCGCCGAAGTGGTCGGAAGACGACGGCATCATCGTCAAGCGCAAGGGCAACCCGAAAGAGGGCACGGTCGAGGCGTGGGGCCTTGTGGATGGCCAGCCGACATCGAAGCACTATCGTCTCATGGTGTACGACGACACGGTCACCAGGGAGTCGGTGACGACGCCTGAGCAGATCGCCAAGACGACCGAGGCTTGGGAGCTATCGCGCAACCTGACGGCGCAGGGCGGAACGTCACGCTACATCGGCACGCGGTATCACTTCGCGGACAGCTACGGCGAGATGATGCGCCGCGACGTTGTGACGCCGAGGATTTACGCGGCCACGAAGGACGGCGAGGTTGACGGTGAGCCATACCACATGCCGGCGGAACTATTGGCCACCAAGCGCCGGGAGATGGGTCCGTACACGTTTGCGTGCCAGATGCTACAGAACCCGGTAGCCGACGCCACGCAGGGCTTCAAGGCCGACTGGCTGAAATACTGGCGCCCGGACAATTGGGCGGCGATGAACCGATATATCCTGGTGGACGCGGCCAGCGAGAAGAAGAAGGGCAGCGACTACACGGCGATGTGGGTGGTCGGACTTGGAAACGACCGGAATTTTTACGTCATCGACATCGTCCGCGACAGGCTCAACCTGACGGAGCGGGCGGATACGCTGTTCACGCTGCACCGCAAATACAGGCCGATGGGCGTGGGCTACGAGAAATATGGCGCCATGGCGGATGTCGAGCACATCCGCGACCGGCAGAACCGCGAGAACTACCGCTTCCAGATCACGGAACTCGGCGGGCAGATGCCCAAGAACGACCGGATACGCCGGCTGATCCCCGACTTCGAGCAGGGGCGCTGGTATCTGCCGGAAAGCCTGCACCGGACGAACTACGAGAAGCTGACGCGGGACTTGGTGTTCGACTTCGTGGAGCAGGAATACAAGGCGTTTCCGGTGGCAAGTCACGACGACATGCTGGACGCCTTGAGCCGCATCTACGAAGAGGATCTGAGGATCGTCTGGCCGCAGCACTACGAAGAGAAGCGGGACGATTACGGGACCAGCGGGCCTAAGTTCTCGCCCTGGGCAGCATGAATGGATATCTGGACATGGCTCCACTACTGGCAGCACGAGGTAGGCGATGAACGACGACCTCGACACCAAGGGCAGCAACGACGACCTGCTGAACCAGGCCCGCGCTCATTGGAACGAGGCGTTCTCGCATTGGAGCAAGTGGCGCACCCAGGCGAAGGAGGATTATTCCTTCGTGGACAACGACCAGTGGGACTCGACGGACAAGGCGAAGATGATCGGGGAGATGCGCCCGGTCGTGCAGTTCAACCGCATTCAGACGGTCGTAAAGGCCGTGGCCGGAAGCGAGGTAAGCAACCGTCAGGAGGTCAAGTACTTCCCAAGAGAGGAAGGTGACGCCCGCGTCTCGGAGCTGATGACCTCGACGGCCATGTGGGTTCGGGACGGATGTGATGCCGAGGACGAGGAATCCGACGCATTCGTGGACATGGTGATCTGCGGGCTGGGATGCACGGAGACGCATCTGGATTACACGCGGAACCTCGACGGCGACATCGTGATCGACCGGGTTGACCCGATGGAGATGTACCCGGACCCGAACGCGACCAAACGCAACCTTGACGATAAGCGTTATGTGTTCCGGGTGAAGGACTACCCGAGATCGGAGTTCAAGTACTACTGGCCGGATGCACAGATTCCGTCTGCGAGCGCACGCGATACGTGGGGCGCCGGGCCGGGTGACGGTGCAAAGCAGTCGGATTACCGTGAAGAGTATTACGAGGGCGGCGACAGCCCGATGCCGTCCATCGTGTCCAAGGTCCGCGTGGCTGAATATCAGTGGTGCGAGTACGAGACGGTCTATCGGGTTGCGGACCCGTCAGGCCAGATCGTCCCGCTGGATGAGAAGCGGTTCAAGGTCTACCGCAAGCAGCGCGATGACGAGATCTCGGCGGCTGAACAGGCCCGCAAGGACATGGAGAAGCAGTGGAAGGCCGCTGCCGCGACCATGAAGGGCGCGATGCCTGGTATCGAGACGATGCGGGCCGAGGATGTGATGCAGCTTCCGCAGGTTCCCGAGGCTCTGCAAGAGGGCCGGGACTACGTGAAGCAGCGCAGGAAGGTCGTCAAGCAGGCGTTCTTTGCCGGGTCCACGGTGCTTCAGGAAGGCTACGCGCCGGTCAGGGAGTACTTCACCTACAACTTCATCACCGGCTCGCGGGACAGGAACGAGAACACCTGGTACGGCATCGTGCGAGTGATGAAAGACCCGCAGCGGTGGGCCAACAAGTTCTTCTCGTCAATCCTGCACATCATCAACAACAGCGCCAAGGGCGGCGTGCTTGTCGAGCGCAACGCCGTCGCTGATCCGAAGAAGTTTCAGGAGGATTGGGCCAACCCGACCAAGGTCAAGATCGTCGAGAACCTGAACGGCGTCCGCGAACAGCAGATGTCCACCTATCCCAACGGACTGGCCGACCTGATGCAGTACGCCATTTCGTCCATCCGGGATGTGTCGGGCGTCAATCTGGAACTGTTGGGCCTCGCTGACCGTCAGCAGGCGGGGTATCTGGAAGCGCAGCGCAAACAGGCCGGCATGACCGTGCTGGCGACGATGTTTGATGCTCTAAGGCGCTACCGGAAGGAGCAGGGGCGGGTTCTGCTGAAGATGATTAATGAATACATCGCCGATGGTCGCCTTGTGCGTGTCGTCGGGGATGAGGGCGCGCAGTATGTCCCGCTGATGAAGCAGGACGGCGTGCTTGAGTACGATGTGATTGTGGATGAAGCGCCGTCCAGCCCGAACAACAAGGAAAAGGTGTGGGGCATCATCCAGGCGATGATGCCAACGATCATGGCGATGCCGGCGGCGGGCCAGATCATGCTGGAAATCCTGCCGTACACGCCGCTGCCTGAAAGCCTGGTGACCAAACTGAAGGAAATGGCACAGTCGCAGGTTGACCCGAACGCGATACAGGCGCAGCAGCAGGCCCAACAGCTTGAGCAGCAGGGCGTCGAGGCTGAGATCGCCAACACGCAGGCCGACACGGCAAAGAAGCAGGCCGAGGCGCAGAAGATCGCGGCAGAGGCCGGCACGGTGCAGCCCAAGCTACAACTTGAGGCTGCCAAGCAGATGCACGACGCCCAGCAGGGCGTCCACAGAGACTTGAGGCCAATGCCTCCTGGTAATCCCCGGTTCCGGGGTTCGGCTGCCTGACCGATTCAGGCTTCATCGCAAGGATGCAAACTTGAGCACGCTACCAAATGACGGGGGTGAAGCCCCCGAAGTGACCGACGTTGCCCAGATGGACGATACCGCGCTTGACGCGGCGTTACAGGGCAAGGAGACAGAGGAAGCCTCGGAAACCACCGAGGCGACCGAAACCACGGAAGACGGCAGGCCAAAATTCGTTCCCCATGCCGCGCTGCATGAGGAGCGGCTGAAGCGCCAGGCAATCGAGAAGGAAGCCGCCGACCTCCGCAACTGGCAGCGCCAGATGATGGAGCGGTTCCAGGCCGCCGAAGCGCGCAAGGCGCAGGAGGACGCACCCAAGCCGCCGTCGCTGGATGATGATCCCATCGGCGCCATCGTCCACAAGCTGGACACGGTGGAAGGCCGGTTACAGGAAGATCAGCGGCAGCGGCAGTTGCAGGCCGAAGCGCAGGCGTGGAACCAGTACGTCGAGCGTGACCGGCAGCAGTTCATGGCGCAGGCACCGGACTACACGGACGCGCTCAACCATCTGGCAGAGAACCGCGCCACCATGTACCGGGCGATGGGCTATCAGGATCACGAAGTCAACGCCCTGCTGAACCAGGACGCCAATGCTTTCGCCGCACGGGCGCGTCAGACGGGCATGAGCCTGTCGGCCATGCTCTATCAGGCCGCGACCGCCGTGGGCTACCAGAAGCCCGCTGCGGGGCAGGACACCACTACCAAACTGGCAACCATCGCCAGGGGACAGGAAACCACCCGGAACGCGGGCGCGGGCAAGGCGAAAGCCAGCCTCACCCCTGCGGACCTCCTCGCCATGTCGGACAACGACTTTCTGGCGAACTTCGACAAGGTAATGAAGGAATAACCACCCTTCTTCGTCATGCGGACGTTAAACGCTTCGGTGTAGTCGCCGTTACCGACTTCTTCGCCCGCAGCCAGCGTCAAGGGCTGAACCAAACCCAAATCACATCATCCAGCAAGGAGATACACCATGGCTGACACCAGCTATGCAGTGAACGACTCACTTGCCGTACAGTTGTGGGCGAAGAAGCTTGAAGCGGAAGTTCTCAAGCAGACCTACATCGGCAAGTTCATCGGCGAGAGCGCGGATTCCCTCATCCACAAGAAGAAGGAACTCGGCACCAACGCGGGCGACAAGGTCACCTTCGGTCTGCGTATGCAGCTCGCGGGTGACGGCGTCGAAGGCGACGGCATCCTGGAGGGCAACGAGGAATCGCTGACCACCTACAGCGACGCCGTCTACATCAACCAGCTCCGTCACGCTGTCCGCTCGGGCGGCAAGATGTCGGAACAGCGCGTTCCGTTCAGCGTCCGCAACGAGGCCATGAGCGGCCTGAAGGACTGGATGGCCGGCCGCGTCGATACCGCGTTCTTCAACCAGATCTGCGGCGTCACCGACCAGACGGACACCCGCTACACCGGCCACAACGCGACCATCGCGCCGAGTTCGACCCGGCTCCTGATCGCCGAGACCGGCTCCACCACGGAAAGCCAGATCGACAGCGGCGACACGTTCAACCTGACCTGGGTTGACGAGGTCGTCACTCGCGTGAAGCTGTCCACCCCGCTGATCCGCCCGATCATGGTGGACGGCGAGGAGAAGTACGTGATGTTTCTGCACCCCTACCAGGTGCGGGACATGCGGACCTCGACCACCACCGGCCAGTGGCTCGACATCCAGAAGGCGGCGCTGTCCGCCAACGGCTCGAAGAAGAACCCGATCTATACGGGCGCCCTCGGCGAGTACAACGGCGTCGTGTTCCACGAGTCCACCCGCATCCCGGTCGGCACCAACTCGGGCACGCCCATCACCACGGTTCGCCGTGCGGTGCTGTGCGGCGCGCAGGCGGCTGCCATCGGCTTCGGCAAGGGCACCGAGGGCGTTTCCTCGGCGAACTGGACGGAGAAGTCGTTCGACTACGGCAACAAGCTTGGCGTGGCCGGCGGCCTCATCTGGGGTCTGAAGAAGACCGTCTACAACAGCGTGGATTTCGGCACCTTCGTCGTGTCGTCCTACGCTGCTGCTTCAGCGTAAGGAGAAACGGACATGCCTACCGGAACTGCCGGAACCGCTGCCCGGCTCTACCCGACCCAGCAGGTTCACTACCTGCGCAAGTCGATCGACTACACCATGGACGGCGACACCGTGACCATCGGGACCATTCCCGCTGGTTCGCTGGTGATCAAGGCCATCTCTGGTGTTTCCGTCAACGTCGCCTTCAACGGCAACAGCAGCAACGTGCTGGACATCGGTCCCTCGACCGACTCCGGCACGAACCTGTGGATGACCTCCGGGTCGCTGGCAACCATCGCACTCGTCCCCTTGGACGAAGCGGTGACCATGCTGGTGGCGTCCGACACTGTCGTTCAGTGCCTGGTGACCTCGACCGCCTCGGCCTCGGCCGGCACGGCGGAAGTGATCATCTGCTACATCCCGGACAACGACCAGTAATGGGGTGGGGAGGCTTCGGCCTCCCCTAACCACCGGAGGGCGACATGAGCACATTCGGCGACATGAAAACCCGCATTGCGGACGAGTTGGACCGCAGCGATTTGACGACGCAGATTGGTTTGGAAATTCTGACGGCCATTGCCCATTACGAGAACCAGCGGTGGTCGTGGAGCGAGATCAGGGCGACGGCTTCGACCGTGGCGAACATCCCCTATGTGGCGGTCCCGTCCAATTTTCTGGACGAGGATTCGCTCAAGATCACCATCAGCGGCGATTACGAGATCATGCGCCGCGTGACCTACGAATACCTCGACAAGATCGACAGCGGCACGGATGAAGCGGAGCCGTCCTGCTATGCCTTCTATGCGGGCCAGATCAGGCTCTATCCGATCCCCGACGCGGTCTACACGCTGACGTTCTCCTACATCGGATCGCAGACCGCGCTCTCGGCGGATGCGGACACGAACGATTGGACCAATGAGGGCGAGGCGCTAATCCGCGCTCGGGCCAAGGCGGCGGTGAAGATGAACTACTTGCAGGACGCAGGCGCGATGGCCGAGGCCCAAGGCTATGCTCTGAACCGCATGGACTTCCTCTGCACGGCTGAAGCGTCGGCCTACAACTCGCTGCGCCGCAAGGCCGACATGAAGACCTCAACCAATACCATTCAGGCGTGGTGCATATGAAGCAGACCCTTGGGTTTGCCGATTACCTGCCGGATCAGCCTGACTTTCAGAACCCCGGCGTGCCTCTCGCAACCAACGTGGTCCCGAAGGCGCGGACGTTCGGCCCTCTGGCAGCACTGGCGGGATATACCGCTGCCCTTGCTGCCGCTCCCAAGGGTGCCTACAGCTTCCAGCGGGACGGAACTAACTACGTGTTCGCCGGCACCGCCACGGCGCTCTACAAGCTCCAGGCGGCGAAGACATGGGAGACGGTCACCCGCTCGTCAGGCGTTGCCTACGCGACCGCCACGGACGATGCATGGCGGTTCGTGGATTTCGGCGACTACGTGGTCGCGGTCAACGGGACGGACGCCACCCAGTATTATGATGTCGGGTCGTCAACGGACTTTGAGCCGCTATCCGGTTCGCCGCCGATTGCCCACCACATCGCCATCGTGAAGCAGTTCCTGGTGCTGGGGAACCTTTCGACGGATTCGACGGCGCTGCGCTGGTGTGCACAGGGAAACGTCACGAGCTGGACCATCGGCGTCGGGCTGGCCGGCGACCAGATCCTGCCGGATGGCGGCGAGATCCTCGGCCTGGTGGGCGGCGAATACGGACTGATCTTCCAGCGCCGGGCCATCCAGCGGATGGACTACCAGCCCGGCAGTCCGCTGATCTTCTCGTTCGCGCCTCTGGTGTCGGGTGAGAACTCGGTTGGCTGCATGGCGGCGGGTTCCATCGTGGAGCATCGCGGGGGTGTGTATTTCATCTCCGACAACGGCTTTGAGTACTGCGACGGCGTGTCGGTTCGGAACATCGGCACGCAGCGGGTCAACGACTTCTTCCTGACGGACTGCGACCGGGCGCTAACCTACCTCATCACGGCGTCCGTGGACCCGGTTCTCGGCATCATCATGTGGTCATATCCGGGACAGGGAAATTCGGGCGCGGCCAATCACCAGCTAATCTACAACCCTTTTGTGGACAAATGGTCCTACGCCGAGCAAACGGCGCAGTTCCTGATGCAGGGCTATTCCTTCGGCTACACGCTGGACGATCTGGACGCCATCACCACCAATCTGGACCTCCTGCCTTACTCGCTCGATAGCGTCTACTGGCAGACCGGCGCGGTTCTCCTGGGCGGGTTCGACAGCAACAACAAGTTCGGGTTCTTCAACGGCCTCGCGCTGGAAGCGACTATCGAGACGACCGAATGGGGCGGCGACACCACATCCAAGGTGATTTCTGCGCGGCCTCTCGTTGCAGGCGTGTCCACCTGTGAAGTGGAAATCGGCTCGCGCTACATGCAGGCCAGCGACCCGACTTACACGACGGCAGCGGTGATGAACGACCGTGGCAAGTGCAACATGCGCTCGAATGGCAGGTATCACCGGGCGCGGCTCACGATCCCGTCGCAGACCTTCTGGCAGCACGCCCAGGGGGTTGATATCGAATTTGAGTACACCGGGGACCGATGAGCATCGCATCCCGGTTCGACAACACGCCATCGGCTTTCGCTCGGTGGGTGTGGAACGTCGCGGACGCCATTAACAACCTGCTGAACCGGGTCTACCTGCCGTTCTGGAAAGAGACTTCCGGCACGGTCACGTTGGAAGCGGAATGGACCTTTGTGCTGTGCGACACCTCGGGCGGGGCGTGTACGCCGACCCTACCGACCGGCACACCCAAGGGGCGGTCTGTCATCATTCAGGACAGCGGCAACGCGGGAGCGAACAACATCACCATCACGCGAGGCGGAACGGACACCATCAACGGCGCGAATACGCTGGTGATCTCCACCAATTACGGACGGCGCACGCTGTTCTCTGACGGGGCGGGCAAGTGGTATTCGGCATAGTGCCGATCCCCACGGAGAATGTTGCTCAGGTCTGGCCGCTGGTGGTCCCGCTTTTCCGCAAGGGCTGCGAAGGAACGACGGTGACGCCCGAATATCTCCGGGGCGTGTTCCTGACGGAGATGGCTCGCCTCTGGATCGTATGGGCGCCCGATGAGGCTCGCCCGGTGGCGACGTTCGGAACGCAGGTAGTTGACAACAATGCCACGATCTTTGCCATGGCCGGTTCCGGCGCCGGCGGGTGGATGCAGGAACTTCTGAAAACTACGGAACGCTGGGCAAGGCACAACGGTGCCAGGCAAGTCGTCATCAATGACGCCCGCTTGGGCTGGGCAAAATTCCTGAAGGATTACGACATGGAACGCAACGGCGACAAAGCCACTTACAGGAGGGCTGTCTGATGCCTATGGCACTCCCCGCCATTGGTCTAGCTGGTTCAATTGCGGGCGGGGCGCTGTCCGGTGCCGCTGGCAAGAAGACCAAGACCACGACCAACGCAACGACCGTTGCCGAGCCGTACAAGCCGACGATCCCGTATCTGGACGAGATACTGAGTTCGTCGCAGGCGCTGTACCAAGCTAACCCGCGACCGTCGTTCGGCCCTTCGGCGGTCCCGAATGCCTCGGCGCAGACGACTGCCGCCCAGAAACAGATCACGGACCTTTCGAAGACTCCGACTGGCCTGATCCCGGCAGCGCAGACGGCTGTGCAGAACACCATCTCGGGCAATTACCTCAACTCGTCTCCCGGCACGGCGGCGCTTGCGGGCATCGCGGGCGGTGGGTCGCAGAACC